ACTCCGTACCTGTGGCAGTCAATCAAGGAATGGATTGCATATAAAGGCATTAAGCCAGCACAGAATCAAACATACGATTCACTCGCAAAAGCCATTGCACGAAAGATTCATAGAAGAGGTACAAAGGCAACACACTTTTTGTCCGATGCATTCACCGAATCACTACAAATGGAGTTGGTGAACGAACTGAATGCCCGTCTTGGGGACTTGATTTTTGCAGTAGAAGTGAAAAGTTAATTTCACAAACAAAAAAAATACTTGCATAATTAAAACATTTAATTTACTTTTGCTCTCGTTATGGATTACACGAAAGCAATAGAAGAAATTAAAATGAAACGCAGACAAGGTCTGTTGCAGTCAGTCGCACGCAAAGCCGGTGTATCACTTCCAACGGTTAGGAAGTATTTAGTTGAGGGGAACATCGTTTCTCCAAAAGCACAGGCAGTCATTGAAATCGCATTGAAGGAGGTGAACAATGATTGAAGCAACAATCAATGGTTGGATTCTCACACTCGGTAAGGATGATAAGTATGT